GAATGGCAGGACGAGCATCTAGTTATTACAGGTGGCGAGCCTTTGCTAGGTTGGCAAAAAGCATATCCAGCATTGTTAGATAATCCTAAGATGAAAGGATTAAAAGAAATTACTTTTGAAACAAATGGCACAATGAGGTTGACTAAAGACTTTAGACAATACTTGTTAAATTGGACATTAGGTAATAAAGACAGGGGACGTAACGCCCTTACATTTAGTGTAAGCGCAAAACTTCCGTGTTCCGGAGAACCTTGGGCAGATGCTATTAAACCAGAAGTAGTTTGTGCCTACGAAGAAGTCGGGTACACCTATTTGAAGTTTGTAGTTTCTACAGAACAAGATATTGAAGATGCGCTAAAAGCTACAGATGAGTTTCGAAAAGGTGGATTTAAAGGACCTGTTTATCTAATGCCAATTGGCGGAGTTGAGTCTGTTTATGCGTTAAATAATAAAGCAGTGGCGCTAGCCGCAATGAAACACGGACTTAGATATAGTGATAGATTACAGGTGCCACTATTTTAAAAACGAGTGGGGAACTTGATGAAAAATTGGTTAAAGAAAATAACAGGACTTGAAAAGTTAGAGAAAGAGCGAACCGATGCGTTAGCAAGAGCGGCAGAAGCACTTGTTAAAGAAAAAGAAGCGGTAGAATCAGCTCGTCTTGCTAAACTTACTCCAAAAGACCTTGCTAACGAAAAGGCAGAGCCTTATGTAGCAGTACTTGAAACAAAGGTAAATGTAGACAATCCACGTAACGGGTTTTTTGAACTCGACTGGAATGAACACTTTGTTACTCAATTAAAAAATGCCGGGTACTCCGGAGAAACAGATGAAGAAATTGTAGATCAGTGGTTCCAGGATCTCTGCCGTAATGTTGGTGCCGAAGCAGGTGTTAGCATGGATCGTAGAGGTAGTGGTTATATAAACGTAAACAAGATAGACGGAAATAGATCGGAAATTGGTTAATGACTTACATTTTAGTAGACACAGCAAATTTGTTCTTTCGTGCTAGGCACGTAGTACGTGGAGATCTTGAAGAAAAGATTGGCATGTGCCTTCATGTTACATTTAATAGTGTACGTAAGGCATGGCGTGACTTTGGAGGCACACACGTTATCTTCTGTTTAGAGGGACGTAGCTGGCGTAAAAACTTTTACAAACCTTATAAGGCGCAACGAGCAGACGCACGTTCAAAGCACACAGTAAAAGAAGCAGAAGAAGAAAAGCTCTTTTGGGAAACGTTTGATAAGTTCAAAGAGTACATTCATGCTCAAACTAATTGCACTGTGCTACAACATCCAGAGTTAGAAGCCGATGATTTGATTGCGGGCTTTATTCAAAGTCATCCAAATGATAATCATGTTGTTATTTCGACAGACGGAGATTTTGCACAACTTATTGCTCCTAACGTAAAACAGTATAACGGTGTAATGGGTATTACAACTACGCATGAGGGATACTTTGATGACAAAAATAAACCTGTCACTGATAAGAAAACTAAACAAGTTAAGGCCGCGCCGGATCCGGCCTGGTTGCTATTTGAGAAGTGTATGCGTGGAGACACCTCCGACAACATCTTTAGTGCTTATCCGGGAGTACGTGAGAAAGGGACAAAGAATAAAGTTGGTCTCCGTGAGGCCTTCGCAGACAGAGATTCCAAAGGATATTCTTGGAACAATCTCATGTTGCAACGTTGGACCGACCATGAAGGCGTCGAGCATCGTGTATTAGATGATTACAACCGTAATGTTAAATTATGTGACTTAAAAGCACAGCCAGAAGATATTCGAGCAAAGATGACTGAGTGTATTCAGGCAGAATTTGCTAAACACAAAGAAGTAAAACAAGTTGGCATTCGTTTAATGAAGTTTGCTAACTCTTACGAACTACAAAAAGTAGTTGAGCAGGCAGAAAGTTATGCCGAACCTTTGAACGCGAGATATCATGTATGACATGTCAGTATGTTGATACTTGCCCAGAAAGGTCAAAAACATGTTATGAGGAAATTATGACCAAAGTTAAAGTATTGATTCCAAACAAAAGTTGGTTAATAGAGAATGGTGGAGAAAAAATAGGAACTCTGAGTAAAGAAAAATCAGGATATTCTATTTTACAAAATGGACAGAAGTATGAAATTGGCAATGCCAATAATGTTCGAGAGCAATTAGGCATCGACATTACGGAAGAACTTGTAAAGACTAAAAAAGTAGCAGTTCCAAAAGAACTTACAAATAGTGTTTACGACTTTCCGTGTTCAAGTAAACCTTTCAATCCATTGTACAATGTTCGTAAAAAATTACCAATCTACGCCAAGAGTACAAAAAGCAAAAGTCAATATTGTGCTGGATACTATGTTATTCAGTTCCGTAAAGGTTGGGTAAAATCGTTTTGTCCTAAACTTATTACCCTAGAACGCTATCCGTTTAACGGTCCGTTTAGAACAGAACAAGAAATGCGTCAACAACTCAACTTACTTAAATGAAACCAATTAACACGGTTCCAATTGAAATGTTCTTGGAAAAGGCCAGGATTGCTATCAAATCTGGCCAAAAACAAATGAATATTGACATAAAAGATGTCATTGCTATTAATGATAGCATTGCCATTGTTATGACACGTCTAGCGGGAAAATTAGACGAGCAGATGTATAATGCTCCTAAGCAAGATGATGTTCTCGAAGTAAGAATGGATGGTGGCGGTTTTAAGTAAACTTAATAAATATATGCGTATATATTTCGGAGTACGCATAAATGAGCCGCCCAAAACCAAATGTTTTATTAGAACTAACAAACAAAAAAACTTTTAAAGTTGAACAAGTTTTAGAAGCCGACGCCATTTGGGCTGTGTTTCACAAGGGTAAACCTGTCAATCTTAAAACTAATAGTGTTATTGCACAGGATTTAGGTCCTAAGTATAAAAAGGTAAGTTTTTCAAATGCTGGTCACGCACATAACCTAGCAGAAAAATTAAACAAGATGTTTAACACATCAGATTTTTCGGTATTCAAACTAACAAATGGTGAAGAAATTAAAGAGTGATAAGAGACAACTAATTACTCAAGGAATGATTGAGAAGTTAGGTCTTGATCCAAAAAAAATTAAACAGTATCATGCCGCATGGTGGGTCAACCCGAGAAGTAAGACAACCGGCGGCTTTCGTTTGACCGAGTTTGGATACAAATCATTTAAGGCGTTAGATATTGAAGAATTCAAAGTTACGTTGGATCAAAAGATAGAATGGACCAGCAAAATGGTATTACAACTAGACCATTTTGTAGATGTTCCATTTTATTTGGATACTGATGCTATATACGTATTTGATAGTAACATGGCTATCCAATTGATACTATTCTCCGGCAATCTTCAAAAATTTGGACAAGCCCGTGCTCGTAGTGTAGCATTAAAACAACAAGAAAAATAGAAAAAAACGCTTGACATTTTACCAAGACCGCTGTATAATAAACACATACAGACGCAAACTGTAGCAAATTTTTTAATTTTTGAAAGGTCTAAAATGGCAGAGCAAATTTCCGCAAATCGTAGCGTTACTCCTAATGAAGCAAAACGTAGCCTACGTAAGTGTTTGAAGATTAAGCGTCCGGTCTTCATCTGGGGTGCCCCAGGTATTGGCAAATCCGATATTGTTAAACAACTCGGCGACGAATCCAATCGTGAAGTGATTGACGTGCGTTTGTCACTTTGGGAACCTACCGACATTAAAGGTATTCCTTATTACAATTCCGACAAGGGCACAATGACTTGGGCTCCTCCATCAGAGCTCCCTACAGATCCAGAATCTACCGCAATTTTGTTCCTAGACGAACTTAACTCTGCGGCTCCTGCTACACAGGCCGCGGCCTATCAACTTATTCTAAACCGCCGTGTAGGTACTTACATCCTGCCAAAGGGCGTTAGCATTGTTGCCGCAGGTAACCGTGATAGTGACAAGGGTGTAACTTATCGTATGCCTGCTCCGTTGGCTAATCGCTTCCTTCACTTGGAATTAAAAACTAGTTTTGATGACTGGCTCCAGTGGGCCACTAACAATACCGTAAATGAACAGGTTGTTGGTTATTTGGGCTTTGCCAAACAAGACCTTTACGACTTTGACCCACGTAGCGGTAGCCGTTCTTTTGCTACTCCTCGCTCTTGGTCCTTTGTTAGCGAGTTGTTGGAAGATGACGACTTGGATGAAAACACGCTAACTGATTTGGTTGCTGGTGCTGTTGGCGAAGGTCTTGCTGTTAAGTTTATGGCACACCGTAAGGTTGCCAAGCAAATGCCAAATCCAATGGATATTCTAAAAGGTACCGTAGACAAGATTACAATTAAAGAAATCTCTGCTATGTATTCTTTGACTATTAGTATGTGCTACGAGCTCCGTGATGCCGCAGAAAAGACTCCTAAAGAGTTTGATAAAATGGCAGATAACTTCTTTAAATTCATTATGGATAACTTCCCAACTGAATTGGTTGTTATGGGTGCTAAGATTGCGCTTACCCAATATGACTTGCCGTTTGATCCGCACTCAATGGATAATTTTGACAAGTTCCATAAAGTGTACGGCAAATACATCCATGCCGCTAACGCAAACTAAATGGTAAAATGGGCTCTTGCCCATTTTACGTTTTCAGCGTATAATTATATGTATAGTAACAAGGAGCTCAAATGTCTAGTGTAATGAAAGCAGAAAAGCAAGGCAAAGTTCTTGCTAAAGAATATACAGACGCAGAAAAAGCAAAAGCTATTGACACGCTAATTACAGCCCGTGTCCGTTTGCTGTTGCGTCATCCCTTTTTTGGTAATATGGCAACCCGCCTCCGTTTAGTAGACGGCAGTGACTGGTGTAGCACTCTTGCTACAGACGGTCGTACATTTTACTACAATGTTGGCTTTGTCAATAAATGTGATGCTACAGAAATGGAATTTGGCTTCGCACACGAAGTCTTACATAATGTATTTGATCACATGGGTCGTCGTCAAAGTCGCGATCCCCAGTTGTCTAATATTGCCGCAGACTATGCCGCTAATCAAATTCTTGTAGATGAGAAAATTGGCGCGGTGCCTAAGTTTATTAAAATCTTCCAAGACCACAAATACCGCGGCAAAAGCTACGAAGAAATTTACGAAGAGCTAGAATCCAAAGCTATTAAAATTGATTTCTCTAAACTTGGAGAATTGCTAGACGAGCATTTGGATGGTGAAGGCGAAGACGGACAAGACGGTGACGGTGACGGCGAAGAAATTGACGGTAGCGGTAAAAGTAAAGGTCGTCCAAAACTTTCTGAAGAAGAAAAGAAAAAGATCAAAGACGAAATTAAAGAGGCAATGATCTCTGCGATGCAGAATACCGAAGCAGGTCGTATGCCCGCAGGTATTGCTCGTTTAGTTAAGGACTTTACTGAGCCTAAAATGGACTGGCGTGAAATGTTGCGTATGAATATTCAAAGCATTTTCAAAAGCAATTTTAGTTTTAACCGTCCTAATCGTAAGTCACAGCATTGCGGAGCAATTTTGCCCGGAATGATGAACGATGAAACAATTGACGTGAGTGTCTGTATTGACATGTCAGGTAGTATTTCTGATAAAATGGCAAAAGACTTCTTGTCAGAAGTTAAAGGCATTATGGAAGAATACGTAGACTTTAAACTAGACTTGTGGTGCTTTGACACAGAGGTATACGAGTACAAGCGGTTCACAGGCGATACCGCTGACGAAATTAACGACTACGAATGTAAGGGTGGCGGTGGTACCGATTTTGATGCCAACTATCGCTTTATGAAAGAAGAACTAATCGAGCCTAAAAAACTCATTATGTTTACTGATGGATATCCTTGCGGTAGCTGGGGTGATGAAGATTACTGCGATACGCTGTTTATTATCCACGGTAATGAAACCATAAAGCCACCATTCGGCCAAGTAGCATATTATAAATAAAGTACGTATATAAAATGGCGTTAGTCAGAAACAAGGTAAACCCGTTA